CGAACTGGACCGCATTGTCAAGGCTCGCGTTTTCAGACGAGAACGGGTACAGCGAGTGATATACCTGCTCGCCGAATTCCCATAGCTTCCCAAATTTGTCTGATACCGAGGTGAGCAGTACGGTCAGGAACGATTGCGGGTTCATGCGCGTGTTGACGCCCCATCCAACGCTAATGTCCGTATGCAGCTCTTCGAGGATTTCGTCCAACCGCATTATCACCACGCCTTGCGGCGTAACGCCATAATCAGTCATACCGTCAATTCCTCCCTGTACGCCCCCTCGTCCGTGACGACAGTCATGGACATGTCGGCGCTCCGCGTTTTAGGGTCGATTAGGACATTGATGTCCTTAACGTCAAGCACGCCGGGTACGCCCAGCGCCGCTTCCCGGATATATTGCCGTATCCGTTCGGCGTCGGGCCTCTTCTTTAGGAACTCTTCGAAGTACGGCAATCCAGCGCCAGGGCTGAACTTCCATTCGCCGAGGAACCAGCGCAGCCGTATGAGCACCGATTGCCTGACGCTGCCCGTAAGCTCGATGTCGTCTCCGGCCTTTATGTCGCCGTCGTTTGTCATCGCTATGTCAATCAACATTGCACCGCCTTTACATATGCCCGGTTATCGTGCCGCCAACCGTCAGGTTCCCACCTATGGACGAATTCCCGCCGACGTTAAGCGAGCCGTTTACCGTGACGTTGCCGTCTATCTGGATTCCGTCCATCGAGAGCGCGAACCTGTTGCCCCCAGAGGCCAATACCAACGCGCCCCTTGCCACCGCCTCCACGGCAAGCGGGTTGAACCCCGCTTTCAGCCCCGGTATGGCTATCGCGTTCGTCAGGTCGAACCGGAGGTCTGTGCCTGAGCCAACGCCGGTGCGCCACTGGTCGAGCGCCTGTTCGGCGAATACAAGCAAACACCCGTCGCCACCCCTTACCGGCCACGCCATTTGCGCAGCGCCGCCTTGCGGGAACCATACCGGCACATTACTGAGCGGCGGGAACCCGATAAGCGCCCCGTCAGGTTTTTTGTACTTCCCGCATGGGTTTACGCTTGCCGTGCATGCCTCCGGGTCAAAGCTGATAATGGTTCCCGGCAACGCCGTATGCACGCATTGAAGCGTCTCGGCGGCCATATTTTTCAGTTCCAAAGTAAGTTCTTGCCTTGCCATCCCGGCTCCCTCCAATCAGGTTAGCCCATTATCCAAATGTAGCCGGAAGGGAAACATCCCATACCGGCGTGTGGGTATTTTATAGTATTGATACAACGTCCGAAATAAGGGCTTTAAATCGCGTTATACGGCTATGAGCTTCATCGTCGATTGCCAGTCGCCGTCTATGTTGTCGCCGGTATAATCCGCTGTGCGTACCCTGAAATAGCCTTGGACGAGCTTGCTCTCGACGCGCACGAAGTCCGATACCCCAACAGCGCCGTCCAAGAGCGTCACAACTTCCCAGCCTGACTGTTCGTCGCCGCTGCCCTTCCCAAATACGATGTGCTTCGGTATCCCGACCAAACCTGATTTTGCAGACAGGAGGCAGACCTCGCGAGTCATGGTGTCCCGTTTCATAAGGACTTGAAGCGCCCCGTTCTGCATCTGCCATTTAAGCCCGCTCGACGCGCACGCCCTGTCAAGCCCAGCCTTTGCCGGACCGACGAACGAGAACCCGTTGGGCAGGTCCGCGAACTCCGCGTTATACGAGAACGACAATGCGACGCCCATCGAGTCCGCCAGCCCCTCGATGATTTTACGCGTGCTGACAGGGCCGGAATACGACACGGACACGTAGCTGTCGCGAAGCTCTATGCGCCCGTCGACAGCCTCTATCGAAGTCTTCCTGTCCCCGCTGTCGAGCGACGTTTCCATGTACGTTATCGCCCCGGCGAATATGAGCGGCATGTGGGCGCCGTACCCGGCCCGTAGCGTGACTATGCAGTCCGTCGCTTTAAGGATCGCCAAATGCTCCGGGTTCAGGTTCCACAACGATATCTTCCCCGTGTTCGGCGTCTCGGCGTCAGCTTTATTGATTTCAAATGAGACGTGAAGGGCTGGGCGGTACTGTGTCGACATGCCAACCTCGAACCCGCTTTGCCCCGGCTTGCCAGCCGCGAACCGGTACTGCCTGTCAAATAAGTCCATCTCATGCCCCCTGGATGAATGTGAACACCGCGTCGCCGTTCGCAAAATCATGCCGCCCAATACCGTCAAGTTTGCTGTAGGCTATGAACGCGCCAAGCGGGAAGTCGCTGTTCGAGATTTGCAGGTTCAGCGGGAAATTCGGGACTATCCGTATCCCGACGGCGATAGGCCCTTTCTGAATGGTGAACAATCCAAACGACCACCTGTCCGCATAGGAATTGTATGTGAACCGTATCAGGTATTGAACCCCGCCCAGCGTTACGCGGCTGTACGAGTCGTTCATGTCCGGGACGGCGATTGCGGTCACGTTCATGCTATCCACCCCCAAACATCCCGCCGAGCAAACCGCCTAGCCCGCTACCACTGCTACCGCTGTCTACGATGCCAAGCGAACCAGCTATGTTGTAGAGGATCGAGCCACGGCCCGCGCCGTCTTCGGCTGGCTTTTCATCAGCCGCCACAGTTGCCGCCTTTGTGTTGGCGGCCCCAGCGTTTACGCCGGTAGCGCCGCCCCTCCCGTAACTGTCCGGTATCGTCGTGGTCTGGCTCGCTGCGATCCGCAGCTCTTGAAATGAGATCGGTATCTCTCGGGATGTGCCGTTTTCCAATGTGTTCGACAGTTCGATGCCCGTTATCGCCATGTTCCGGTTGACGCCGCGCATTGTCGTGACGGTAACAGGCTCGCGTTTGAAATACAACGCTTTTAGCTGCGTGATTACGTCCTGCACGCGGCTTGGGCTGTTGTGTTCCGGCCATGTGACCGCCGTGTTGGTCACGAACAGCGTCATGCTCAGCTCCCGTGGCTTGATTATGATGCTGTCCGAGATGGAAAAGTTTTCTTCCGTCGGGTATTGCGGGACGTCCGCTGACAGGGTTTCGGTGCTTTCGATAAGCGCGCTGAAAGCGATGTCGTTAATCATTACAGGCTGTTTCTGCATATCATCACCCCGCGTATGCCAAAGCCCGCGCAAGCTCTGAGGTTATATCGCCGGAAGCCTTGTCCATTGCTTCCGAACTCTTTTGCTGCCCTGCACGGTCGCCATTGAAAGTGTTGATTATGTTTATGTTCTGCGTTATCGCCTTGTTCTCGACAGACCGCACAGCGGATGCCGCCGTGGACTGGTTCGCCGCAAGCCCCATCTGGGCGATCGCCTTTAGCGTGCCGAACACATTGCCCGTCTCGGCGGCAGTGAACACCTTGCGCCCTTTCGCCCCGGTGACAAGCTCGCCGCCTTTTCCGCCAACGTCGCCAGCAATGAACGTGTCGGGCGTATTGCCAGAGCCTTTTTCAAGCCTAGCTATGGGCGTTATATTAAGGCCCTTCCCGCCTATCCCTGGCACCCAGTCCGGTATCTTGATTTTGTTCAAGCCGTTGATGAACACGTTCAGCGCGTCGATTATCCAGTTGATAGGCGCTTTGACGATTTCAACGATAGTCTGGAACACGTTTTTTATCGTGTCTTTTATGCCGTTGAAGATACTTTTTATGCTGTCCCAAAGCCCGGTAAAGAATCCAACGATGCTATCAATGACACCTTTGAAAAAGTCGCCGACAGCCGCGAAAGCCTCAGTGATGCTGTCCCATGCGTTTATAAAGAAGTCGACCGTTGCCGCGACAGCATTCTTAATGCCATCCCATAAACCAATGAAGAAATTACGGAACGCTTCGCTCTTGTTCCACAATATGATGAACGCGGCAACAAGCCCAGCTACCAACATTATTATCAATGCAATGGGGTTCGCCGCCATTACTGCATTCATCAATTGCTGCGCGATCGTCACGCCTTTTGTGACAGCCGTCCGGATCTTCTCTATCGCATTAAGAACCACGATAGCAGCCTTGTACGCTAATATGGCAGCCGTTATGCCGACGATAAGCGCGAGCCAAGGGCCGAAGATCGAGTAGAGGGCATCAATAGCGCCCTGGGCTATTTCCACTATCCCGTCAAAAGCGCCCTTCCAGTCGCCCATAAACACGCTACTGATAAAATCCAAGACTCCGTTGAAAATCGTAAATATCCCGTTCAGGAATTCCGTGCCGTGGTCGTTCCACCAGCTCACCAGCCCGTTCCAAATAATCAGCAGGAATTGTTTTATCTTGCCCCAGACGGTTTCGGCAGTCTTCTTGATGTTCTCCCATGTATCCCGCACTTTGGTGCGGACCCCGTCCAGATCGATCCCGGCATTCTTTAGAAGTTCGCCAAAAAGCGAATCCCGCCCCTGCATGAACGCTATAAAGTCCTCAACGAGCAACGCAAGCAATATCACGATGCCGACTATAATCAGCATCTTGGCGCTGGTAACGCCAAGCGTACTGCTCAACGTTTTGACAAATTTGATAATTTTGCCGAAGTTGAACGCGGCGAAAAGGGTCCCAGCGACAATGCCGATGAATTTCAACATGTTCCTGAACCCACCGAACTTATCCGCGACACGCACGACCATGTCGCGCATCTTCCGGAGGACTCCGAGGACTTTGTTGAAGCCCTTCACCATAGTCTGAGCAATGGTCTTCGTGAGCTTGAACGTTTTATCAGTGTCGGAAATGAATTTGCCCCATTCGGACCGTATGTTCAACATAGCGTCGGATATCGTCATGTCGACTTCGCCGAACCGCTTCTCGATTTCCCCTGAGTTCTTGAGGAACGCGTCCCGCAGCGTCGCGGCGGAAACCTTCCCTTTGCTTGCCATGTCCCTCAGCGCATCCGTGGACACGCCCATTGAGTCGGCGATCATCCGGAACGTGGACGGGCTGTTTTGCAGGACGTTGAGCATCGCCCTTGAATCAAACGCGCCACGCGATATCGAGTTGGTAAGCTGCTTAACGTTGCCGTCCGCTTCGCTCGCGCTTTGCCCAGCGGCCTTGAAATTTTTATATAACAGCCCCGCGAATTCAGAGGCGTCGTCAACGCTTGAGAACAAATCGGTGTTCTGGGCCAATTTGCCAACCGTGTCAGCCATGTCGCCAAAGGATTGCCGGGCGTCGTTTGCCTGTTTAAGTATGGTGTCCTGTATCTCAGCCTGGTCGCCCATGCCGCGCGTGGCGTCACGTATCTTGTTCCCGATAGCGCCGAACTCTTCGCTCAGGCCGTTGAGCTTCTTCAACGAAAAACCAATGCCTATCGCGCCGAGCAATTTCGTGGCAGCGGACTTCAAAGACTGTATGCTCGCGCTGGCCTTCTTCTCAGAGGCCTTATCCACGTCATAGCCAAATGAAACTGCGATGTCCCTGATAGTCACATGACCACCTCCGTTTAGGCATAAAATAAGCCAGATACCACACGGATGCGTTATCTGGCGTTGGCTATATATTCAATTTGCTTATGGATTATGCAGTCGCCGACATACGTTCGTTTAGCTCAGCGTCTTCGCTTTCCGGCGTGTCATAATAATTTGCACGCTCTCGTGGGAAGCCGCTATAAATCGGCTCGCCTTTTGCAAGCGTTTGTTTTGCTTCGTCCAAACTTATTTTATTCGCGCCGTTATCGTCAGTGTGCCTACGTTGATACGGGTCGTCTTCCCATCCGCATGTACAGCATATATCATACATGCCCTCTTCAAATATCATATCCGCTGCTCCACAACATGGACAAGGATACTTCTTATACACCCTCATTGATATGCCCCGCTTTCTCCTCTTCCCAATATTTGTCAGCGTTTTCAGGCGTTTTTGTTTCGGTCAAGTTCCAGCATGTAATGACTACGCCCTTAGAATTTGCTTTGGCGAATATGTGGGATTCGTAATCATATCTGCCAATAGCCCCATTTTTCCCAACAAAGGCATCTCCATATTTTCCGCGTGGAGAGGTGAGGAACGCCTTTGCCTTGTCAAGGTAATCAGCCGTGGTTTTTGCGCCCATTCTTTCACCGTGCCTGTCAACATGGTCTTCGAGTGTTTCGGCTGATACAAAGTTGTTTGGCTTCCATTTCGCCGGGAAGGTAGCTCTGTCAGGAGCCAAGTCAATGTAATTAAACGGTTCGTGTTCATGACCTTTGTTTCTGTTGGCAGCCGCGTCCTTGCCGATTCCGTGATATGGGCATTCAGACGGGTTCTTTGCGCGGCATTCACTGTCCGCGCTGGTGCAATCGTCGTCCATATTGCTATCACCTATAATTATTCTATCCTGTTGCCAGCCCGTTGTCAATAGGGTATTTTTACCAGAACCTAGCAATTGCAACGACTTCCGGGCAGGCGGCAAGCCCCGGTCTTTTAGCCTTGCGCCACGCCTGCGGTAATATGCTAGTATCGGCGCGGCATCCATTGTCGTCACCAACTTTCAGGCGCTGGCAAAAACCTTGCCCTGCCAGCGCCTACCCCTTTCGCTTTAGCTCGTCAGCATGATACGCTTCGATGTCGCCCTGCATCTTCCACAGCCAATAGAGCTTGCTTAATAAATCTTATTCTTTGCCTAAAGCTTTTCCAATGGAAGCGCCTCTACTTAGTCGAGATTTCAATTTGTCCCGATTGACACATTCTAATCTCGCCCATTCCGAAATGCTATGAGTTTCCCCGTAATATTCGTAGAGCCTATTGCCCCTGCGGTTATTCGCTTGCTCGATAGCCGTTGCCCAGCGGCAATTCCAAGGAGCATACGGCCCGTTATTGTCAATACGATCAATAGATAATGTTTCATTATATCCATTATTCAACGTCCATACTTTGAACGTTTCATAATCACTAAGCCACTCTTCACAAACATATATACCACGACCCCCATAGTATTTATAGCTGTCAGATTTTGTGTCGCAACAACGCGTCACCATGCCACGGTAAATATGATACAACCTAGTACCCGTGCGCTTTTCACGACCTTTGATATTAGCCTTTGAAATTGCGCTGTATCGCTCGCATCCACAACTTTTCACATCTCCGCTGGTTACATAGTACAACGGGATTTTCTTTTCAACACCACAATCACATCTAAACAGCCATATTGGCATCCGTTTATCATTTTTATGTGAAAATTCAATTGCGGTTAAAAAACCATATTTTTCACCGGATATTTCCGGTTGAGGCTTTATTGGCCGACCTCCAACGTTGCACCCACAGCTCTTATTAGCACCAGAAACGAGATTGCAACTATAAGCTATTTTAGTGTTCCCGCAATCACACCTACATAACCATTTGCTGACCTTATGATTTCGCGTATGAATTGGTTCAATAACGACGAGTTCCCCGAACCTATCTCCTACCACAATCTCCGACATATATGCTACCCCCATATACTCTATTATTCCATAAAAATACAGCAATTGCAAGGGGTATAGCATATATGCCGAAATTATTTCTTTGAGTTACGCCGCAAGTCATCTGCTTGTATCGCCTCGATATCAAGTTGCATTTGCCATAATGCATAGAGCTTTAAGAACTCATCCAAAGTGTAGTATTCTTCAAGCTCCATCTTCGACACTGCTTTAGATTCGATTAACAAGTACATACGTAACTCAAGCTCAGTAAATTGCGTTACATCTAATTTTCCGTACTTGCCGTTGTAGATTGAGTTTTGAGCAGATTGGCGATTACTGGACCAAAGCTTCCGCTCATGTTCGAGAAAAAATTTCCAAAATTTGCCTTAATCACCTCGAACGCAAGGATGAACATGCCTTGCACCTCTCCGCAGAACGCTTCGTCGGCAAGGTCGTCCGTGAACCGCTGGGCTTCATTCTCGCCTTCAAGCTCAACAGACACGTTGCCATACGCCGTCAAGAGCTTCTTGAGCAATGCTTCCACCTTGTCCCCGGACAGCCCCGCCATAGCTCCGGACAGGGCGGGCGCAACCGCCTCGGCGTCTATGTCGAGCACG